TAGCACCTGTCCATATAGCTAATTGATTATCTACGGGTGTTCCAGATTTAGAAACGTCACCGCCTCCGGCTGCTGCAACAGCAGTAGTTACATAAGCAGTAGAAGCTGCTTTAGTACTGTTATCACTTGAAGTCATTGTTCCAACGACCGGAGTAGTGTTGAAAGTAGCAAGACCTGCTTCTGACATATCAAAAGATAATGCAGTTACTTGACCTGTATCATTATCAACACCTGTAATGTTTAGGTCTTTATCTGTGCCTTTAGCCATTAACCAAACATTATCACTACCATCCATATAAACAGTAAATTTGTTACCACCAGCTTTACTAAACTTAACATCTCCACCAGCAGCATCAAGTGTAATGTCATCAGCGACATCTAAAAGAAAATCTCCACTAGATACATCATATTCATTGTCTGATATAGTAGTGTAAGAACTAGAACCAGCTGTTATACTTCCTTTTACATCTAATTTAGTAGCAGGTCCATTTGTACCTATCCCCACATCACCCGCAGAATCAATTACCATCTTTTGAGCATTACTAGTGTAAAACTTCATATCGGAAGCTTCTCTGTTAATTAAGTATGCATTTTTACTAGTGTCTACAAAAAATTGAAAACCGTCATTTATGGTGTGACCTGTGTCACTGTTTGATAACACAAGACCAACATCAGCTGAAGTAGATTCAGATATGTGTAATTTAGCAACAGGTGAATTTGTATCTATACCTACACTACCATCTTGTTTAATTCCTAAAATAGGGGTACTACTTGGGTCTTCACTACCACTCGTCAGATAGAACACGTTACCAGATGCACTCATCGAGAAATCTCTACCACTACCAAAACCTAATACATTAGTACCTTTGAGTTGGAAATACTTTTGAGAAGCAGTTTCAAAAATGATATTATCACCATTAAAGTAAAAGTTACCGTTATCGCGTAATGAGACAATAGATTTATTAGTGGAGTTAGCTGTTATATTTAGATAGTTACCGTCAGCTGCAAAATTAAAGTAATTAGAGCCATCGTATGCTAATACTAGTTGGCGTGTTGAATCTAATACGGTAAGTTTTGCAGAGTTTATTGCAGTAGTATTACCTATACCTAATCCTGTAGATGTAAATCTACCCTGTTCAGTACCTGCAATATTGAATTGTATACCATTAGTTACGTCAGTAGCTTGTATTTTTATTGGTGCACCAGAAGAATCTTGATTCCATATTAATAATTGTTCTGAAAGTGTAGTTATGTATTTTGAACCACCATCACTTCCGTAAAGTTGGAAGTTCTCGTCGTCTCCGAGGGTTAGTTTTTCACCACTTGTTATCTGAACATCAGCATCAACATAGAGTTTACTTCCATTATAAGTTAAATTAGAGCTACCTTCGATACTGTTTGCTGTAGAAGCTCCCACTGCTACTTGGTTGTCAGTGATAGAACCAGCGATTGTTCCTGTTATAGCTACGGGTGCATAACGCGCAGCTACATAACCAGCTGTAGTAAGTTCATCGTCAGCTGTAGATACCGAATCTGCCGCTAATAATATATCATCGACAGTATTTCCTCCCATAGCCATACTATTTAAAGTAGCCAACCCAGTAACTGTAGCTGCTCCTGAGAGTTGAGTTGTTCCTACAACGTCTAAAGTGAAGTTGGGTGAAGAGGTTTGTATACCTAAATTACCAGCACCTTTAATGTAGGAATCACCACCAGTATCAAAATAAATTTTACTACTTCCATCTCCATGCATCATATTAAGTGCGGCTTTATCTAAATTACTTCCTGAGTCTCCTCTTGGTCCCATACTAATTAGGTCATAGTCAGCACTACTTATTCTAAAATGGCCAGCATCTTTTTTGATGTGTAATGTTTTAGCAGGTGTAACTGTACCTAGACCTAAATTACCATTATCTAACATTCTCAATGCATCCGCTGAGGAAGCAGTAGATATGTCCAATGGATACTGACCTTCAGACGAAATACCCAACCCATAATTACCTTGAATCTTCATTGCTAGATTACCAGTGTTATTCTGGTCAACAAGCATAGCCCAGTTAGAACTTGTGTTTACTACGTCTAATAATGTAGATGGATTGTCTGTACCTATACCAACTCTACCGTTCTCTAGTATAGACATTAAAGTAGTACCAGCAGTAGATGGTGTTTTAGTATTAGTCTTAAATAAAAACTTATGAGCAGTTTCGTTATTATCAGAATCTATAGAAAATGCCATATCTTGTGGAGATATAAGTTCCATATCATAACTCGTAGTTCCTTGTATCAATAAATCGTTTCGTCCAGCCCAAGTTAGTTGGTCATCTAGATTTTCTAAATTATAAGCACCAGCAGTTAATGTATCTGTCCCTTTAACATATGTTAATCCTGCATCAGCACCAAAAGAACCACCATCGTTAAACTGAACTTGTGTATCAGAACCACCGGGAGTGGTTGTGCCTGCTAAAGCACTAAGATTAGCTGTCCATGTAGTGGCTTGTGTAGACCCTGTTAATACATTGTCTCCCCCTAATGTAGCCCCTGTAGTATAATAGTTATTAGAGGTTCCTCCTCCACTCTCGTTAGTGGCTCTATTGTTAACATTCATTGCTAAACTTTTTAGTAACTTATTATACGATGACATTTTAATCTAAATAAAATTGTGGGGAGATTGTGGTTCTCCCCGTACCAGTTTAAAAAACGTTAGTCAGTCTAAGCGTTAATTAAGATTTGTCCAACTTCTGGTCGTACGACCTTTAGACCATATCTCATAGACATGTAAGAACCAACAATTCCGAATCCCGGATTTGCTTCTTCTACAGTCAATGCACGTCTCTCGACATACGCCATTGGCTTTTGACTTAAATCGAAAATTCCGATTCTGTCAGCAGGACAATATGCGTTGACGATGACGTTACAGCCGTAAAGTGAACCTTTCAAAGCACGACTTCCTAGCATACCTGATAATGGGTTTGCAGGGTCGTAGTTAGAAGGTACTTCGTTACCACCAGCGGTAGCTCCACCTGAACCAGCCATAGTTGCATCGAAAGCAGTTACGAAATCTGCCATCTTCAACATTTGCTCGTAGTGGCCGGGTGACATCAAAATTGTATCAGCGTTGTATCCGTGTTTGGACATACGTGTGATAGCTTTTGCGACATCTCCTAATCCGAATGCGCCAGCTGTGCTTGAAGTTGTGTTGACGTAAGACTTAGCTCCAGACAAAGTTGCTAGGGTTTGGTCACCATATTGGTCCAAACGTCCTGCGAAGGTTGCGTCTGCACCTAAGAAACCACCGTATACATTATCAGAGAAATCTACAATGTTTGCTTCAGTTGTAGCTGCGCCGATGCTTGCACCGTCGACACCTGTTCCTAAAGTTGCGTCGTAAATTCCGAAGATAGTGTTGATAACGTGGGTTGTTAAGTGTCTGTCGACAGCTCTTCGGGCTTCATTCAAAGCCATTTCAACTTCGTTGAATCTTGAATCTTCAATCATTCTTCG